TAATGGAAGAATCCATAGAAGATTTGAGAATGGTATTAGGTGTGATATAACCGGAGATGCTGAATATCTCATCGTCTTTAAGTAAATTTAAATACGATATCACCTCAACACTATCATGGCTACGACCTACTGTTCAGTTGAAGATGTTGCAGATTTGCTCAGAATCCCCATTACTGCTACTACTATTCCTAATAAGGCTCAAATTGAAAAAATCATAAATCGAAAAGAAGATGAATTTGACAGAAGAACAGGTCATGCTTGGAGATCAAAAACAAAGACAAAAGAATTACATGACTTACCATTACTTTATACTTTTGGTTGGGGTACCCCAATATTTCTACAACATAGAAACATCTATGAACTTGACACATCACAAGGAGATAAAATAGAAATTTGGCAAGGAGCTTCATCTGCTTGGGAAAATATAATTGGAAACTCTCAATGGTATGATGCAAATTATGAAAGAGGAACAATTCATCTTAGAGGTTTTATATTTTCTATCTTAAGAAAAAATAGAGTTAGAGTTACTTATAGATATGGTGGAGAAAATTATGCAGGTGATTCAACCATACCATATGATGTTGAAGATTGTGTTGTCAAAATGACAGCCATAGATGTTCTCAATGGAAGTTTAAGAATGGATAGACTACCAATAGGTGGTTCAGGTGTTGATCTTGAATCAATTAAAAAAGATTGGAGAGGAGATATTGAGAAGTGTATTGAGAATCGTAGAGAAGTATTTATAGTTCCATAATGACATTAGCAAATGTATTTGGTGGTTTTAAAGGAGCCATAACAAAAAAATTAGCAAAAGAAGGATTAGAAGAAGATTTTTCTGACTTGATAGGAAGGATGAATAGAAAAAGAAAGAAAAATAGACTTTCTTCAATAAAAGAAATGTTAGTAGATAAATTAGGATTTGATAGTAATTCTAGAACTGTTACAGAAATTGCTATTGATAAAAGAGGTAGAGTTGGGTACTATGATGAAAAACTAAGAGATGATTCACAAGATGCATTTAATATTGAAAAGTATGGAGTTCCACCCGGAACTTTTCCTAATGTTGATAGATTAAAACATTGGATAGAAGCAAAGGGTTTATTGAGTAAAATTAAAGATCCACAATTACAGGCTGCATTAGGTGGTTCAAACATAAATGCTATAAGAGGTCAAACACTAGAAGGAAACGCATATACCAATATATCAGATTATAATGAATTAGGTCAAACAAGAACATCAGATGAAATGTATGCAGTAAAAAAAGAAGAGATATTAGATAGGCTTGCTTTTTTAATAGGTAGAAAAATGGAGAGAGATGGTTACACAATATCATCAGCAGCAGATAATGCTGATTATTTAAATGATTTTGATATGGCTGATACAGATGAATTCGAGGTTGTGTTTGGCGCAGATAAAATAGGGTGGAATAAAGGTCAAGTATAAATACTTGATGTATTAATATAAAACATGGGTAGTGCTCTATATACTGCATTGGATGATTTGAAAACAGTCATAGAAGATAAGTGGAATACAGGTTCAACAGATGCTGGATATCCACCAAGAGTAGTTAAAATTTGGGAAGAAAAAACAGTAGGTTATGGTGATTCAAGAAACCCAGTAATTCTTCTAAAGCCAGAAGATGAGGATATAAAATATTTCAATTTATATGGAACAAACCACCTTCATGAAGTAACAATAGAATTAGATATTAGAACTTATCTAAATATAGAAAATCATGAGGATGTTGTTAATGAAATTCAAAGAATAGTAAAAGACCAAGTTAGAAGGTCTGATTTTGTTGATTTAAGACTAGTAGGAAGTGAATCCCTTAGTCACCTATACAGAAATATGTATAGGCATATTTTAACTGTTGCTTATAGAAAAATTGATCCATAGGCAATATTTAAATACTTATAGAGAGGAATGATATTATCATGGTAAGAACAGGCGCACATGGATATATTCAATATGCTTGGGAAAGTACATTCGCTACAGATCCCGGTGCAAGTGCATATACCAAACCATTTGGATTACAACAAGCAGTAGGCTCAGTTACATTAAATAACTCTAGAAAAGACATCAGAAAATTAAATCAAGTTGAAAGAGAAGCATTTGCTTATGGTCAACAGACTGGTAGTGTATCAGTGGACTTTGTATTATCAAATCCATGGATATTCAAAAACTTTTATGGTAGCGCAACAACATCAGGTTCATCAGCACCATATACTCATACATACGCAACTCCACCAAAAACAGCAACCTCATTCAGTACAGAGGTAGGATTTGCTGGAGAAACAGAAAACATTTCAAGAAAACTATTAGGATGTGTTTTATCTGGATTTACAATTAATACGGCAGTAGACGACTTAGTAAACTGTTCAGCAGATGTAACATTTGGTAATGAAGGAGATGCAACTACATCATTAGATTCCACTCCAGCAGCCGATGATATTAACTTCCCATACACATTTGCACATGGTGCATTGAAATGGTATAACGGTTCATCTTTAGCAACCGTAGCAGAAGTACAAAACATATCTGCAACATTCACACAAAATGTAAACCTTCTTTATTCTGTAGGTGCTCATAAAGCAACATCAGCATACAGACAAGGATTTGATATTAACGGTACATTCCAATGTTCATGGAAAGATAATAATATGTTACAACAACTTGTAGATCAAATAGACAAGCCACCAACCTCTGAAATACACTCAGGTTCAAGTGTAGCATTAGAATTGAAATTCACAAACGGTGGATCAGGTGCAGCAGAGAAAACAATAACAATTAACTTATATGGAGTTGCAATAGATACACATAACGTAGATGGAATAGTTCCAGTAGAACCAGTGTTTGAAACAATTAACTTTGAAGCACGAGGGGCAACTGTTGTATGTGTTAACCCAATAGCAACAGCACTTTAGGAAACCTTTATATTACCGAATTATTTTATATTCTACATGGTTATACAGACTATTACTGTAGAGATTAAAGGAGCATCAGAAATCATTGAATTTGAAGACGATATGCCTTTTGGTGTGTTTGAAAAAATAATTAAGAAATCTGCTAATATACAAAATGAAGAAAATTTACTAGACAACGTTCAACAATATAGAATGGAAATTATGTTAAACTCAATTAAGAAGGCACCCTTTGATATAACAAAGGAAGGCATTGACGGTGTTGGCTACAAGACCGTTACCGAGATAGGAAATAAGATTCTCGAATACTACCCTTTAGGGGATTACTTGAATCAGATGATGAAGCCATTCAACGACTCTCCGACTCAGACAAAATAATATACGATATTTATTTAATATGTGCTACCCAATTTGGGTGGACTAAGAAAGAAGTAGATAAAACTCCTTTTAAACATTTGAAGATGTTACTTCAATTATATCAGAAAGGAATGAAACAGGCACAAGGTAAAGCATATCAACCTCTTGGAGATCAACGTGTAAAGAAGCCTAAGAAGAATAAGAGAAACTTAAATAAGACCAAATCTTAATCAAATATATATGGCTAACGAGAAGAAACCTAAAGTAGAAGAAGATATATCAAAATCAGTAAAAGAACTATCTGATATAAACAAATCATTAAAAAAACTTGTTGCTATTAAAAACTTAGAGAAATATGGTAGAACACCAGAACAGAGAAAACAGAAACGTGGATGGGAAAAAGAGAAGGCTACAACAGAAAAAATGTTGGAAGAATCACGAGGTCAGTCAAAAGCTCAGACTGTTAATCAAAAATTATCAGAGAAATTTCATGTCCAAGAAAGAAAAGACAGAATGAAAATCATGAAGGATGTTTGGAAAAAACAGACTGTAGGTGGAGCAAGTCCAGCGTTTGCCACTCAAGCATTTAAAAATCAACGCAATGTCTTTACAAAGTTAAGTACAACTATGAAACAAATGGGTGGTATATTAAAACCAACTGGTGCTGGTGGAAGTGATAAAGATAAAAACCCAATGAAAAATGCAATGATGGGTGTTATGAAGTTTGCAGTTGGTGGAAGTATTGTTGGTATGCTAGGTAAGAAATTATTTGATTCATCACCATTATTGAAGACTATGATGAGTTTGTTTAACACATCTATCATGTTAATCTTTAGACCTATTGGTGACTTTATCGGTTCATTCTTAAGACCTATTATGTTATTCTTTATGAAAAATATTGCTATACCATTCTACAAGAATTCCAAACACGCTATGGGTATTGGAGAACAGATGGGTAAAAAAGCATTAGGATTCCTATTAAAACCAGTTGAAACTATACACGCTGCAATTGTTATGGCTCTAGCAAATGCTGGTTTAGCACCTTTAATGGGAGAAGATACAGTTAATAGGGCAAGAGATTATTCAGGTGTTCATGCATGGCAATTAGAACAAGGAGAAAAAATGGGAATTATATCTTCTGAAATGGGTGAAGAAATAAGAAAAGGAATTGACAAAATAGGTTGGCAACCATTTAAAAAATCAATAGATTATTTATACTCTGGTGGAAAATTAGGTGGTAATGGTAAACAGTATGGTATAACACCAACTGCTACATCAACACCGGGCACACCAGCAGCAATAGTTGAAGAGTATTTTGCAGAAGTAGAAACCAATGCAGAAGCTACAGCAGGTCATATGGAAGAAGTAGAAACTTTCATGGCAAGAGCTTTAATAGATGGTCAATTAATAGAATCTGAATGGGATCAACTACAAGAGATAATGGGTAGAGCTGTATTAGCAGGTGTAGATATTAAGAATTCTATATTCTTCATAAAAGATGAAATGGAAAAATCTGGTGCGAGACTATCTAATAGGTGGGCAACATTTAAAGCATCTAATATTAATGCAGGTGCAGGTATACATTCAACAAAACTTGCAGAGTCTAATCAAGCAATAGATATGTGGAAGACTGGTATATTCTCTACTGCTACAGGTACTAACTTTGAAATTAATAGTGGGGGTATAGCTAAATCAGCATTAAGTCCAACATTAAATCCAGCAATAAATTCAGTAGCATCACAAAAAGCAAGAACCGATGCATATACACACTTAACAAATCCGGGAAAAGGAACTAAATCATATCAAGATAGGATAGAAGGAAAATCACTTGATGAGATATTAGGAATACAAAAAGCTATGGGTATAGATAGTGTGTCAAGATTGGTTGTCGGTGATAAAGGATCAGAAATATTGAAAGCAGTTGAAGGTGCAAAGGCAGATGGAAGTGTTAAATTTGGTAATGATAAAGAAGCAAGAAAACACGCAGCAGCATACGGTGCAGCAATGACATTATATAATATGGTTGGTGGTGCGAAACCAGTAATGGGTGACTTAACAAACATCATTAATGGTAAACCAGCAGGTTCTAAAGGCTATGCACATGGAGGATTAATTACTGAACCAATCTTTGGTGTAGGTAGAAGTGGTCAGACATATACATTTGGTGAAAGAGGACAAGAAACTGTCACACCGGGAAAAGGTGGTACAAACTACATATTGAATATTAATGTAGGTAATGTGACAAGAGAAGCAGACTTTGATAAATTAAAACCTTTAATACAGCGTTGGATATTAGAAGCTAATAGTAGGAGAGGTGTTGTATAATGAAGATATTTATTACTAAATTTAATCCAGCAGCAGTAGGAAATGTACTCTATAAATACGAAGCAAGAAATATAAATCAGTTTGATCAGAGTATAGAAATACCAACACAAGTTTTTGGATTACCAGAGTTTCCTACAGATAGTGCTATACTTACAAAAGCTGAAGGTAACACTGAAAGATTAACATTTACTTGGACTATAAAAGATGAACAATTTTCACCTGTTACTGATGCTAGTAGTAATTATGTTGATTCATTCAGTAGAAATGCTGATAGTACAACATGGGATCCAAGAACACCAGAAGGTGCAGTTGTGTTTTTACAAGAAGAATATGAAAAAATAGGTATATCAACAAATGAAAAATATGAGTTTCAAATATATGATGATGCTGCTAGTAAAATATTCATATCAAAATTCGGTATAATATCAAGACTTGGATTTAGTAAAGGAGCACAAGATCCGGCAACATGGAATGCTACTATGGAATTCACTGTTGGTGAGGATGTGACTGTTGAATGACATTAGTAAAACTAATAGTTAATAATATAGTAGCAAGCCCACTTGAAGTAGAATTAAAAAAAGAGGGTGATAGGGCTATTGATCAAATGCAATTTAAAATTGCAAGGAATGTATCAGTTGCATCTAATAATGAAGTTATTTGGATGCAAGATAATGTTAACTTAGATAATTTATCTGCTGTCTATAACTTACAATCATCAGAAAAAGATGAAAGTAATAATGATAATCATGGAACAGCAACAAATATTACATACGTAGATGGTGCGTGGGATGATTTTGCAGCACAATTTAATGGAACTAACAGTAAAATAGAAGTACCTGATTCAAATAGTTTGGATTTTTCTGGTAAGTTTGATATCTTAGTGTGGTTAAAATGGACAGCAACAACAACAACTATGCCTGTTTTATCAAAGAGAACTACTGCAACTAATGGTTGGCAGTTAGAAGTAAATACATCATCAGCAGGTGATGTTTCATTTAAGATTGGAGCTACGACAATTACAAGTTCATCAGCAGGTTATAATGATGGTGCTTATCACATGGTAAGAGTAACAAGAAACGAAAATAATCTTATAACATTATATGTTGATAATGTTTCAAAAGGTTCTGCAACTAATAACACAAATGCAACAAGTACAGCAATACTTAAAATAGGAACTGGTTCTCTTTTAGGTACAGGTATAAATCTATTTCAGCCTACATCTGGTCTTTTTCAATCAAATATTTTTGATACTGGGTTATATTATCCATCTCAAGCAGTAAAATATTTTGCAGGTACTATTTCTAGAATAAGATTATATAATTCACAACTATTAGATACAGAAGCTAAAAAAATATTTACAAAAAGAAACCCTAGAACTACAATGAAATTTGGTGGGTATGTAACAAAGATAGAAGATAAAACAACACACTCAGAAGTTATTGCTCAAAGTTTTGGAAAGATATTAGGAGAGAGTGAGATTAGAGGAACGGTGTTTGATAATAAATCACCTGAGTTTATTGTGAATGATTTAATAACAAACAATACAACTTTCACTTACACTGGAAGAGGAGCAGATTCTGGTATAACTATTAAAAAATATACAGCAGATGGAAAACTTATTGATATAATAAGAAATCTTGGGGCTTTAACAAACAAAGTTTTTTATACAACACCTACAGGTTCCTTTGTATTTGAACCAGCAGAACATAATATAACTTTAGTTCATTTACAACATGGTGTTAATTGTAGAATACTAGAAAATGGATATGATGATACAGAAATAGTGAATGATCTTACAGTTTTAGGTGTAAGGACTGTTTATTCTACATCAGAAACACAGAATCTTAATAATGCAACATCAATGACATTAGCAGCAGGTGCTATATCTGTAAGAGTTACAGACGATGGAACTGAATTAACACCAGAACAAGACTATACGTTAGATACTGTTGGTAAAGTTATCACGTTTACTAGTGCAGTCAGTGGTTCTATTGTTGCAACTTATGATTATGAAAAACCATTATTTATTAGAGGTACTAAAGAATCAAGTCAAACAACACATGGGGTACACGCTAAAAGATTAAATCTTCCTTGGATTACAAACAGACAAGACGGAGTTAGATTTGTTCAATCATATCTTAATAGATATAAAGATGTTAATAGGAAAATCAAGGTTGAAATAGGTGAACTAGATAATTACTTAAACGAGAATGATCTTGTATTCATTACTAATTCTAATATGAGTTTATCTGCTCAGACATTTGTAGTTAAATCTATTCAATGGAAATATCCTAGATTTGAAACAGTTTTGAATGTGGGTGAATATTATTTTGACTACTTTGAATATGATAAACAGATTGTTCAGAAATTACATAATGTAGAAGGTGCTTTATCAACAATTAAAGAGATACGAGAATATGAATCTCCAGAAGAGATTTTACCTCTGGTTGATGGTGTAGGTGTGACAGTTCAAGATGTACAACAATATACCGAAACCTTAAATATGTCTGACTCGGATCATATATATGATAAGAGTAGAGCAACTTGGGGAAGTTCCAAATATGGTTCAAGAAGACCGGGAGTTTCATCACAAGATGTTTATGGAAGTGGTGCATAATGAGTAAAGAAATAGTACCTCTTAATGGTCATGTTCATATTAAAGTATATGAAAAACAGGCAGATGGTTCTGAAAAATTAATAAGAGATACATTAAACAAAAATCTAGTTGTTAATGTAGGTAAAGATTCTATATTAAAATATTTAGGTAATATTACAGGTGGTGGATATGGAAATTCTATAGGCGTAGGTGATTCAACTACGGCAGCAGCAGCAGGTCAAACAGATTTACAAGCATCATCTAATAAATTATGGAAAACAATTGCTAGTTCTGAAAGAGTATATGTAAGACCTACATTATTCCTTAGTGCTGATTTTGGTTATTCAGAAGCAAATTGGACATGGAATGAAATAGGAATTAGAGATAATCAAGGTTCACCGGTCATGTGGGCAAGGCAAGTAGACTCATCTCCATTAGTTAAAACATCGTCTAAAAGGGCAATCGTGGAGTGGCAACTTAGTCTATGACCAAAGTATTAATACCAAGATCTGATTCAGTTTCTGCAAAAGTTATTGAACCATCTGATTTTGAAAAATTATTCACAGATGATTGGTGCAGAGATTATGTTATATCTGGTTTTGGTTTATCGGCAGGTTCAGGTCTTAATGTTACTGTGGCTGTAGGAACTGCTAGGTTAAAAGGACTACATTTAGAAAGCACTGCAAATGAGACTGTGACAATACCGGCAAGTAATACAAGTTATATATATTTAGTCTTAGCTAGAGATTCCGGTTCAGAAGCAGAATCTTGGTCATTCACATCAAATACTACTGGTTCAACACCAACCGATGCATTGTTTATAGGAAAAGGTATAACTAATGGTAGTGCTGTAACAAGTGTTAGTGTAACAGATAGAGTTACAACACCTAACTGGAAAGATTTAGAAACATCTAGATTATCTGTAGATGAGTTTTGGTTTGGAGATGGTTCAGATGGTGATGTAACCATATCAAGTAATACATCTAATAGCACTATAAAAAGTTATAATAATCTAACAATAAATGCAGGTCAAACACTTACTTTTGATGGTACTAAGAAAAAGCAAACAATAAGAGTAAAAGGAACATTAACAGTTAGTGGAACAATTGAAGTAAATGAACAAGGTGGAAATAAAGGAGGTGGTCACGCTGGTGGTAGTGCTGGAGATAGTGGTTCATCATCACAATATGGTGGTGGTGGAGGAGCTGGAGGTAATGCTGATCCACCATATAATGCCGATATAGCTGGTGCAGCCGGTGGTAGTGCTTCAACAGGTGGTGCTAATAGTTCTGGTCAAGTAAATTCTGGTGGAGGATCTGGAGGAACTGGAAATACAACAAGTCCTCAAATAACAGCAGGTCTTCTGAATTTTTCAAATTGGGAAGATGCAAGAGATTTATTATTTTCACAAGAAACCATCTACGGCTCTGGTGGTGGAGGAGGAGCCGGTGGTGGTGGTGGAGGTGGAAATGGTTCTGGAGCTGGTGGTGCTGGTGGTACTGGTGGAAAAGGTGGTGGATGTTTACATATTCAAGCAAAAACAATTATAATTAATTCAGGTGGAGTTATTTCTTCTAATGGTAGTAATGGTTCTAATGGTAGTAATGGTTCTAATGGTGGTTCTGGTAGAGGTGGAGGTTCTGGTGGAGGTGGAGGAGCCGGTGGTTCAGGTGGATTTATAGGAATAATTTATGAAACATTAACAAATAATGGTTCCATAACTGTTAATGGTGGAACTGGTGGAACAGGCGGTACTAAAGGAAATGGTGGAGCTAATGCTTCTAATGGTTCTAATGGTGGAACTGGTGGCAATGGTACAGCAGGCATAACTAAACAATTACAAATATAAGTATAAATAGAAAATCTTTAAATACTCTGATTGGTTTAGAAATAACAGTATGATAGGTTTATTCGAATCAAAAACACCAAGAACAAACTGGGTAAATCCAGACCTTAACGTATGTATCGTAAAGGAAGATTCTGAGGGTAATAAATCATGGTTATATGCTAAGAACATTGTTACAAACGATGGAGACTTATTCTATGCACAACAAGCAGTAGGTGAAACACCAACTAGCGATTTTGATGGTTCTAATGGTAGAATGGAATTAAGAACAGGTTCAGCAACTCCAGCAAAAGGAGACACATACAATGAAGTAGCAACACCAGTTACAGCTTCAAGAAAAGCACTAGATTCTAATTATCCTAAAACTAATGACGGTGACTCTGATAACACTGGAGCAGGTACAGATATTGTAACTTGGAGAACCAGTTGGACAACATCAGACTTTAACGCAAACGCAATCATTGGTGGATGTATTCACGTAGGTGGAGGAAGTCCAGCATCAGGTACAAAAGTATTATCTCATTTCAGTATCACATCATTTAACAAAACATCTTCAGACACTCTGAAAATTTTCGTAAATCACACCTTTAATGGAGTATAGCCAAATGGCTAAGAAGCTCACAATGGGTGGAATATTTAAGTTATTAGAAAAACTTAATCATACTCCTCAAGAAGGATTAAATGATAAAGTACGTACCTATGAAAATGTGGTGGTAAAACTTGGCTAGAAAAGCACTTTACAAACACGCAACACAGGTAGACACTAACACATACCCTGATGATGGGAGTTCCCCCGTTGGTTCAAATGAATGGAATGCTGATCCAGATGCACAAGGTATGTTGGGATTTTCTCCAGCAAATGCCACACGTACTATATCTAGTGGTGTGTTAACAGTTACAGATACTATCACAGTAGCAGCAGCAGAGTCGGGAACATCAGACGTACTTGATAAATTAGCAATTACAAACACAAGTCAGTATGATTTAATATACTTATTTGCAGATACAGGTGATACAATCACATTAACAAATACATCAAGTCCTAGTGCAGACGGACAAATAAAAACAGTAAGCAATTCAGATGAAACACTCTCATCCACCAGTCCAACAATCCTAATCAGAAAAGGATCATACTGGTATGGGTATGGTGGTGGGGTTGTTAATGCAGTAAATGATATATCAAATGTAAATATTACATCAATAGCAGATAATGATTTATTGGCATATGATAATGCAAGTTCAAAATGGATTAATCAAAGTCCTTCAGAAGCAGGTTTTGCAACAAGTGCAACTACAGATACAACTAACGCAGATAATATAGGTAGTGGAACTTTAGCAGCAGCAAGAGTAGCAACATTAAATCAAAATACCACAGGTAGTTCAGCTTCTTGTACAGGTAACGCAGCAACAGTAACTACAAACGCTAACCTTACAGGTGAAGTAACCTCATCAGGTAATGCAACAACAATAGCAGATAATATGGTTGATGAAGCAAATCTTAAGGTAAGCAATACACCTACAAATGGATATTATTTATCAGCTCAGTCAGGCAACACAGGTGGATTAACTTGGGCAGAAGTATCAACCGGAGGAGGAGTATTTACAGTATTTGGAAACTCAACAACTACATCTTATGCAGGTCAATCAGGTGAATCACAAACTATTGGTACAGCAGTTGGTTCATTAGCAAGTGGTTCAGGTGACAGAGATGTTTACATTCGTAAAATAGACACAAACAATGAGGGTGTGTTTACAGTAATTCACAAGAATGGTGCTCTTGTTGAAGTTCAAATAGCATAACATGGTAGAATATTTAGCCGGTGGTAGAATCCAAGGTATTTCTGCATTAAGTTCACCACCTCCAGCTACAAGTTGGAAAGAAATAGGAAGAACAACATTAGGTTCTACAAATAGTAATATTACTGTTTCTAGTTTTACAGCAAAAGATAATATAATGGTATTACATAGTGATTTAGGTAGAAACGCTGATAGTTCATCTAATGAAATTAGATTCAATAGTGATACAGGTTCTAATTATTCCTCAAGATCAAGTAGTGCTGGTGCTTCAGATAATACATATACGTCAGATACAGGTATTGTTTTTCAAAGAACGGCTGGAGATACAAATCAATTTTCTGTAACTTATGTAAACAATACAGCTAATAAAGAAAAATTATCAATTAGTCACAGTGTTCAACAAAGACCAACAGGTGCTGGAAACGTTCCTCATAGATCAGAAGCAGTAGGCAAATGGGCAAATACAAGTGATTCTATCACTTCTTGGACAAGTTATACAGGGAGTTCTGATACATGGAATGCTGGTAGTGAAGTAGTCGTACTAGGTTGTGATCACGATGAAGCTGATTCAGGCACATCAGTATGGGAAGAATTAGCAAGTGTGGATTTATCAGGTGGAACAGGGAATTCACTTTCTAGTGGAACTATATCTGCTAAAAAATATTTATGGGTTCAAGCATATCTTGAACAGAGTGGATCAGGTGATACAGGGAATATATGTAGATTCAATTCTGATAGTGGTAGTAACTATACTGTTAGGTATAGTGAAAATGGGGGTTCTGACACAACATCTACATCAAGATCAAATATAGTTACAGGGGCTAATTCTGGAACTGACGGAGCTGGCGAAGGATTTTTTATTAATATGTTTATTATAAATAAATCTGATAAGGAAAAATTAATAATTGGTAAACTAGTTGATACTGATGCAGGTGGAGGTGCTGGTACAGCACCCGGAAGATCTGAATTTGTAGGCAAGTGGGATAATACAAGTGATTCTATTACAAATATAACATGGACAAATTCAGGTGGAAGTGCAACTTGGGCTACAACTTCTTATCTAAAAGTATGGGGTTTTGACTAATGGCTTCTTGGGAAAGATTAGCTCATGTAGCATTAAGTGGTTCTGGAGATGTATTAGATAGTGGAACTTTTACAGCAAAGAAAAACATGAAAGTTATAATTCACACTATTGCAACAGGTGGTAATATTAAAGAGAATATAACATTTAATTCTGATACTGGAAATAATTATGCAAGACGTAGAAGTAATGATGGAGCTGGCGATTCAACAGATACATCACAACCACAATTAGAAGTTAGGGGAGATGAAGCAAATGACAGATACATAACTATGAGTATTACAAACATATCAGATAAGGAAAAATTAGTTATATCAGAATATAATATTAACACAGCAGGTGCAAGTAATGCTCCAAGTAGATCTGAATGGGTAGGCAAATGGGCTAACACTTCGGCACAAATAACAAAAATTACTGCTACTAATACAGGTTCAGGTTCTTATGATACAGGTTCATACATAACCGTATTTGGTGCAAGTGATAATACAGTAACAGATGAAAAAACTACACTAACAGATGTAGAAGCAGGTACACGTTATGAAGAAACAGATACTCGTAAGATATATCGAGCTGGTTCAGTAGAACCTGTATTTCATTATAAGTTTGACGAAGCATCAGGTAATGTAATTAATCATGGTAGTGTTGCAGATGCAGATTTAACAGTTAGTGGATTAACAAGAGATGTATCAACTCCAAGTGGAATAGGTAATGGTATGTCAGCA